TTATTCTAAATTAATAGCGCAAATGACACCAACCCTTTTGCTAATTCACGGTCTGAATTGTACTGGTAAGATTTTTACGCACCTGCACTCTAGACTGCCTGAGCATAACGCGATCTTCGCGGACTATGACAGCTCGCAGCCAATCGAGCGCTCGCTCGAGGTGGTCATTAGGGCCATTGACGCGGCTGACCCCGCGGCCCCGGTGTGGATAGTTGGGCATTCGCTCGGCGGCATCCTCGGTTACCTGTTAACGGTTCGTTACTCCGGCAACGTTAATCTGCAAGGACTAATCTCGATTTCTACCCCATTCGGCGGCAGCTCGACGGCTTCCATCCTGCGCTGGTTCTTTGGGAGCATGGAGGTCCTGCGCGACCTGGCGCCTAGCAGCAGAATAATCAATGAGGTGACGACGAAGAAGGTAGATGTCCCCTTTACTTCAATCATCAGCGTCACGGGCAGCCTACCCTTTATCTCAGGTCAAAATGATGGCGTTATCACGCTTGAGTCCCAGCGCGCCACGCTTGCCAAGAGGAAGGTAGAGGTAAGTGCAAATCACTTTGAGGTGATGCAGGACGGCAAGATGGTAGAGACCGTGACGCGCACGATTTTCAAGTAATAATTGAAAATCGAATGTTGCCAGCGCCACTTAACTTTTTCCAGCCCGCGGCTGTCATGTTATCATTTTCTGATTAATTTCTCGCGCGCACCGATTGCTTAATGAATGCGTCGTCCTTAAAAAATTCTTTCTGCAGGTCTTTCATGAGATTCCTCTAGGTTCATCTCAAAAATTTATTGAATATTGGACATGAAAATAATGGGCGTCAATCAATAAATAAAATTTTAATCTTAAGAGCTAAGAAATCATGGCGCAACAGCTCATTAAGCGCGCAAACGCTGAATCAGAATTTACCCCTGAATTAATTCATGAGCTGGTTAAATGCAAGCGTGATCCTGTATACTTCATCAATAATTATGTCTATCTTCAGCACCCCAAAAGGGGAAAGCTGCGGTTCAAGCTATATGATTTTCAAGAGGAGCTGGTGCGCAATCTACAGCAAGAGCGTTGGTTGATTGCTTTACTTGCTCGTCAGATGGGTAAGACGCAGACCATCTCTATGTTTCTTCTTTGGTACGCGATGTTTACCCCAGACCAAACGGTGCTTATCGCGAGCAAGAACAATGGGCATGCCATGGAAATCATGGACCGCATTCGTTTCGCGTACGAGGAGATGCCGCACTGGCTAAAGGCTGGCTGTAGGTATTACAACAAGCACAATATTGAATGGGATAATGGCTCCCGCATCAAGTCAGAGGCGACAACTGAGAAGACTGGCCGAGGTCTCGCAATCTCTAAGCTTTACCTCGACGAGTTGGCGTTTATTAACCCGCGCATTCAAGAGAACATGTGGGCGTCGATGGCGCCAACGCTGTCCACCGGCGGTTCCGCCATCATCAGCTCTACACCGAACGGTGACACCGAGCTGTTCGCGCAGTTATGGCGCGGCGCGAATGCCGCGCAGAACAGCTTCAAGCCACTATTCTACCCTTGGGACCGCCACCCCGAGCGAGGCGAGGCGTATCTTAAGGAGATGCGTGGACAACTTGGAGAACAAAAATGGCGCCAAGAGGTACATTGCTGTTCAGGTTCAACCCTCGTAAATACTTCCATTGGTAAATTGACAATGGAGCAACTATTTGAGCAACTTTCGGCGCAGTAAGCTTGTGCGCCGGCGGCGACAAATAGGAGAGTGCGCAGAATGAATCAAGAGCTAGTACAAAATACTAGAGGGTTAAAAGTTCTCACCCCCGTCGGCCTGAAGAACTTTGGTGGAATGTCAAAGACCTGGCACGAGCGCGTCATTGTCATTAAAACTGCGTCGCGCAAAATTGTCTGCGGCGCGAAGCACGCGTTTCTAGCCGAGCCAGGTTGGCTAGAGGCCGAAAAACTTGTCCCTGGCGCGTCGCTGACGACGGCCGATTTCAAAGATGATCCTATCTTGGCCGTCAAGGTTGAGCACGAGCCACAGTGGCTTTACGACCTGTTAGATGTTGAAGGTGGAAGCGCCTACATTTCCAATGGCGTTATTTCTCATAACTGTGAGTTTCTGTCAACTGACGCGCTGCTCATTGACAGCCTCAAGCTTAACCACCTTACCCCAAAGCCGCCCGTCAATGAAAACATGGGCTTCAAATTTTGGACGGACAAGATTGGCGGTTATGGCAAGCTGTACCTAGTTGGCGTCGCCCCCGCCACTGGCAATGGTAATGACTTTACAGCTATTGAGGTGTTTGAATTTCCGTCGCTTGACCAAGTGGCTGAGCTGCGCCTGAACACCGTCAGCGTTCCGCTGATCTACTCAAAGTTGAAGTGGCTGCTTGCGCACCTGCGACAGCGAGGGCCAGATGGCAAGCGCGCGGAGGTGGCGTGGTCCTTTGAGCGCAACGGCGTCGGCGAGGCGCTGGTGGCAATGATTCAAAATGACGACGACCCAAGGGGTGGCATTTACCTTGACGGCGTTGAGCTCTACAACGAGGCGCAAAATCGACTAGGCGTTTACACCACCGGTAAGAGCAAGCTGGTGGCCTGCATGCAGCTCAAGAGCCTAATTGAGAAGGTTAAGGGCGGCGCCAATATCAAGTCAGAGGCGCTGCTGTTTGAGCTGAAGAACTATGTCGCGCAGGCCGGCACCTACGACCACCGCGCTGGCGCCACAGGCGACCTAGTGTCAGCGTGCCTGATCGTCATGAAGCTCCTGAACCGCCTGGCCGAGTTTGATGACAAGGCGCGCAAGCTCGTCTACGAGGCGGTGCCACCGGACGCAGACCAGGTGGTGGACGACTTCGGTGACGCGCCGGTGCCCTTCGCCATAGTTTAAGGCAGGCGAGAGACGAATTATAATAGTTATATGAACATAGTAGTCTTCTGGCTTTTCGATTCCAACGATAGCCCCGCTGGTAGCCCGGCGTTTGCCACCTTTACCGACCCTAAGGCGGCGCTTGACCATTGTCAGTTTCTGCGACAGGCGGGTCGCCGACATGTCACGATGTCGGTTGAGGCGCCAGACACCGCCATGACGCCCAGGGATTGATTCTGTCGAGGGCGGGTTGAGGGCCAGCCGGCCCGGCGCGCCAGGTGGAAGTGGTGCCCCTAAGTATAAGCCCGGGTTAAATTTTTACCAGGTGGAAGTCTTGTTACAATTTTCTTGATCAACCTGTGTACTTTTTCTAGGTTTAATGTATAATGTTTTTATTGGTTGGAGCGCGGTTGGTACTCGGGCTAAACCGAAAACAGCGCGCCCAACCCCACCTGACGAACTGGAGCGTCGCAATGTTGAAAGTCTCGAAATTTGACAAGTTCACTTGCCAGGTCCTCCGCAATGAGTTGCGCGCGGTCCTCACCAAGCATCTCGGCGAGAACGCCAACCTCGAGTTCATCATCGGCAACATGAAGTTTCTCGACGAGTCCGCCGAGATCAAGCTGACGGCCAAAGTTAAGGGCGGCAAGACCGCCGAGGAAAAGAGCGCTGAGAAGATGGCAAAGCTGCTGGGCCTGACGACTGAGCCCCGCAATGGCAAGCAGCTTGTCAAGTACAACCCCCGCTCGTACAAGTACCCATTCGTCTACAAGAACCTGCTCGACGGCAAGAACTACAAGTGCGACGAGCACCGCGCCAAGCTCTACTTCACCGCCTAACTCAGGGGGCTCTGATGGGTTACGTTATCTACCACAAGGAATCCACGCGGTTTCTCCGAATCCTGCGCAATGGTTACTGGCAGGACGCCGTCTACGACACCAAGGTCGGCGCCACCGCCCGCTTGAACCGAGAGGTGAAGGCGGGCAGGGTCCTCCGTGAGGACTACGCGATTGAGGATTCCGTCACCTTTTGCCGCGACATCGAGAAGCAGGAGACGAAGAAGAACCTGCTGACCGGCGAGAAATTTACCCAACCCGTCAACACGCCAAGGTGCTGCGACCCGTCGACGGAAGCGTACTGGAGCGCTTGACGCCTTAAGTGTGGCGCGCTGGGCGCGCACCTTCCCCGCGAGAGGCGTGAACCTCTTTGGCCCCTGGTTCCTTCTCAGCTGGTGAGGTTTACACCCCGCCGGGGTGATGGTATAATTTTAAGATGAAGCTGCCTCACTTGAATCTCGTTCAAATGGCCTACGACATCCTGACCGCCGGCCAGCGGCAGGTTGAAGCGCCCCACGACCCTGAGCGCTGCAAGCGCTGCATTTACGTGAACAGCGAGGACGGTAAGGGCTACTGCTACATGTTCAAGGAAGAGCCGGCGGCGCGGTGCCAGCAGTTCAAGGCGCAGTTCAAGAAGGGGTGACAATGTCTTACCGCGCCGGTTGGGAAAAGTTTCTCGCGGCCTTCAAGCGGCGGCCACTGTGGCTGGAGCTGGGGCGAACGGTTGAGAGCTCGCCGTGGCACCGCGAGGCGAGCGTCGCCGTGCACGTTGAGATGATCCTCGACGTCTACGCCCGCGCCGCGGCCCGAGACGACCGCGACGAATTGCTCACGAAGCTGGCGATCTTGTTTCACGACGCCGGAAAGCCCGCCGCGGAGGTCACGAAGTTTCGTGAGGATCGCGGGGAGTACCGCGTTTACGCGGGCCATGAGAAGCTGTCGGCTCGCGCGTGGGTGGACTTTGCCGTCGCGGAGCGCCTTGACTCGCTGGCCGCCTTTGAGCTTACGGCGCGCGACATCTCAAATGTCGCCTTCTTGATTGAGCACCACCTGCCCTACTCGCTGAAGAATCCCGAGAAGCGGGCGGCGCTGAAGCTGTCACTGGTGCAGCGGTTTGGCCACTGCGACCTCTTCTTCGACCTGCTGCGCTGCGACGCGAGGGGCCGCATCTCTGATGACCATGAGGTGAAGCTCGCGGAGGTGGAGGGGTGGATTGAGGAATTTGAGTCGGTGGTGCCTCGCGTTCCACCGAAGCCCGACGCGAGCGACGTGCGCGCGTTCATCCTCAGCGGACCTTCTGGCGCCGGCAAGTCGACCGCCGTCGAGAAGCTTGAGGTCACCTCTCCCCTCGTGTTCTCGCTTGACGCGCTGCGCTTGAA